TTTTACTTTAGAGCGATCCCCATGGCCTTTACCCAACAGCAACTCGATGCGGTCGAGAAGGCAATCGCGCGCGGCGAAAAGATCGTGCGCTACGCGGATCGCAACGTCGAGTACCGCGACATTGACGAACTGCTCAGGGCGCGCGACGAAATTCGTAGCTCGCTGATCGCGGCGGCCGGTCCTCGGTCGCGCATCGTACGGCTCTATCATGGAGGCAAGGGACTGTAATGGCTCGTCAGTTTCCAACCTTGGGCCGCAGCGGTTTCCTGATCCCGTCGAACATCAAGGCCAGCTATGAAGGGGCTGCCGAAGGGCGCCGCTCTGCCAGTTGGGATGCGCCCGACGCCGGCTTCAACAGCATTGCCATTCCGGCGTTACGCAACCTGCGCTCTCGCTCACGGGCGGCAGTGCGCAACGACCCCTACGCCTTCAACATCATCGACAAACGGGTCAGCAACCTAATCGGCACCGGCATCACGCCGCGGCCGAAAACCCAGGACGATGACCTTCGACATCTGTTGCAAGAGCTCTGGGCCGACTGGACTGAAGAGTCCGACGCCGATGGCTTGACCGACTTCTACGGACAGCAGGCACTGATCGCGCGGACGGTGGAAACGGCCGGTGAATGTTTCGTCCGCCTGCGCCCGCGTAGCCTCGACGAAGGGTTGGTGGTGCCGCTGCAACTTCAAGTGTTGGCGCCCGAGTTTGTGCCACACGACAAGTTCGAAATGGCCCGTAACGGCAACATCATTCGCGCCGGCATTGAGTTCAGTCCGGACAGTCGCCGGGTCGCGTATTGGATGTACCGCACGCATCCCGGTGATGCCTCGTCGTTGAACAGTGGCTACAACCAACTGGTGCGCGTACCGGCCAGCCAGGTGTTGCACATTTTTGAGCCGGTCGAACCGGGTCAGTTGCGCGGTCTGCCGCGTTTATCGCCGGTGCTCAAACGCCTGCGGAGCTTGGACAACTACGACGATGCGGTGTTGTTCCGCCAAGAGGTGGCCAACCTGTTCGCCGGCTTCATCAAGAAGCCGTCTCCGGATGACATCCAGACCCCGGTAGACCCAGTGACCGGTGCGCCGCTGAACCTCGCCTCGGATGGCTTCACGCCCATGGTGGCGTTGGAGCCCGGGACCATGCAGGAGTTGTTGCCGGGGGAGGAGGTCGAGTTTTCCACGCCGCCGGATGCCGGCAACAACTATCCCGACTTCATGCGCCAACAATTGATGGCCGCGGCGGCCGGCGCCGGGATGCCGTACGAAATCCTCACCGGCGACATGCGCGAAGTGAACGACCGCGCGCTGCGGGTGGTGCTCACCGAGTTCCGGCGTCGACTGGAGCAGCTGCAATTCGGTGTGTATGTGCACCAGTTGTGCCGCCCGGTGCGGACCGCGTGGATGGACATGGCGGTGCTCAGTGGCGCCGTGTTGTTGCCGGACTATGCCCAGCGCCGCCGCGAATATCTGCGTACGCGCTGGGTGCCACAAGGCTGGGCTTATATCCATCCGGTTCAGGATGTTCAGTCGCGCACGATGGAAGTTAACGCGGGCTTTGCCTCGCGCAGCGAGATGGTCCTGCGCACCGGCTACGACGCCGAAACGGTGGACGAAGAAAACGCCGCCGATGCCGAGCGGGCTCGGGGCAAGGGCCTCAATTACAGCACGCTCGTCGAACTGCTTCAGGCGTTCGACGACAAGGAGCAAGCATGAGTAAGAACACGCCTCCGCGTATTTACAACAAGGCCGGCCAGCAAGTGCCGGTGCAGGACAAAAGCTGGTACGCCGTGCACTCCAGCGGCGAAGCCACCGAGCGCGTGATCGAAGTCTTTGTGTATGGTGAGATCGGCACCTGGGGCATTACCGCCAGTCAGTTTATGCAGGATCTGCGCGCCATCGATGACGGCGTGTCACCGGTGATCGCGGCGTTCAACAGCATAGGTGGCGACCTGTTCGACGGGTTGGCTATGCACAACACGTTGTCACGGCTGGGCGAGCGTTGCACGGCACGCATCGATGCCTTGGCCGCGAGCGCGGCCAGTGTCGCGGTGTGCGGTGCACACAAGGTGGTGATCGCGTCGAATGCCATGCTGATGATCCACAACCCATGGACCTATGCGGCCGGCGATGCCGACAACTTTCGCAAGGTGGCCGATGTCCTTGACCAAACCATGGAAGCAATCATCGCGGCCTACAAGGCCAAGGCACCGGACATCGATGAGGCGGAGTTACGGGGTTTGGTGGCTGCCGAAACCTGGTTGACCGCCAGTGAGGCGGTGGCTCTGGGGCTGGCCGATGAGGTGGGCGATGGGGTACAGGTCAAAGCCTGTCTGGGGCAGGGCGGGGTAATGCAGCGTTATCAGCACACCCCAGCTGAATTGTTGGCCCAGCTCGATGAGGCGCCCGAGTCCGAGCCGGCTCCGGAGTTGGAGCCAAACGATCCACCCGCGCCTGTGATCGACTCGGCCAAACTGGCGTTGATGATCACTCAGCGTTGTACAGAGGCGGGGATCAGCAACCTGGTCGCGCCGCTGCTCAGTTCGACCCAGCTTGAAAGCGAAGAAGTCGTCCAGGCGGGGCTGACCCGGGCCAAGGCGGTGCATGACCTGTGTGTCGCGGCACGGCTACCAGAACTCAGCGCCGAATACGTGACAGCGGGACTGGACGCACCTGCGGTACGCGCGCGGCTGTTCGACAAGATCATCAGCAGCGGAAACGGTTTCGAAATCGACAACAGCTTGCCCCTCAATGATGACCCAGCACCGAAGGTGCAGGCGAAACAACCGGATCCGCCTTCGATCTGGGCAGCCCGTCAGGCCGCCCATGCGGGGCAATCCAAAAGTGCAAAAGGAGCACGAGTATGACCGTAAAGTACGAAACGCTACACGCTGGCGAGTTTCTGCTCTCCGAAGGGGCCGGGAAGATCTCTCGTGAATCCATAATGGTGGCCGCTGGCCCCGCGTTGAATGCCGGCCAGGTACTGGGACTGGTCACCGCGACCAATGAGTTTGCGCCTTACAATCCCGCCGCCATCGATGGCACTGAAGTGGCGACGTGCATCCTTTACGGGCCTCTGGGCGAATCGACCGAGGAGCGCCGCGCCAGTGCGGTGGTGCGGATGGCCGAGGTCAGCGAGGTGCATTTGACCGGTTTCGATGCTGATGCCGAGGTCGCCTTGGCGGCTCAGTTTGTGATTGCCCGCTAAGATCAGTCCCCCTTTCCCAACCCCGCCCTGTGCGGGGTTTTGCATTTTTGGAGAGTCTTTTCATGGCCGATATTGGCATTTTTACCGACGATGTTTTTTCTGTGTCCTCACTGACTGCAGCGATCAACGAGCAGGAATACCTGCCGGGCCGCATCAGTAGCCTGGGTCTGTTTCGCGAGGAAGGCATCACCACCCTGACCGTGCAGATCGAAAAGGACGGCAATACCCTGGCACTGGTGCCGGCGGGTGAGCGCGGCACCTCGGGTCTGGTCGTGGGCGCAAGTAAGCGTCAGATGATCCCGTTCAACACCGTGCACCTGCCGCAGCGTTTCACCATCAAGGCTGACGAGATTCAGGGCATTCGTGCCTTTGGTACCGCGACCGAATTACAGGCTGTGCAGGGCGTGGTCAACACGCGCCTGAGCAAAGCCAAACGTCAGCTCGACGCCACCCATGAGTTTCAGCGCATGGGCGCGCTCAACGGTCTGATACTGGACGCGGATGGCTCGACAATCCTGCTGAACATTTATCAGGCGTTTGGTGTGGAGCAACAAGTCCTGTCCATGGGCCTGAACGACCCAGCAACGAAAGTCCGGGTCAAGTGCGCCGAAGCGTTGGACATGCAAGAGGATGAATTGGGCAACGTCACCAGTTCGGGTGCGCGAGCCTTCTGCGGCAAGAACTTCTGGAACAAGCTGGTCACACACAAATCGGTTGAAGAAACCTTCCTCAATACGATCCAAGCCGCGGAACTGCGTGGTGATGCGCGGGAAAGCTTCGAGCTGGGCGGCATTGTCTGGGAACGTTATCGCGGGCGGATCGCCGGGGTGTCGTTCATCCATGACGACCAAGCGTTGTTGATTCCCGAAGGCGTACCGGATCTGTACATCTCCTGCTTTGCTCCGGCGGATTACATGGAGACCGCCAACACTCAAGGCCTGCCGTATTACAGCAAGTTGGAGCCCCTGCCGTTCAACAAGGGTATGGCCGGTGAAGCCCAATCCAACCCGCTACACCTATGCACGCGTCCACGGGCGCAGATCCTGCTGACGCTCTGACCATGACCTTTCGAGACCTGGTCGAGACGATCGACAGTGTCGTGTTCGATACCCTCGCCGATGTTGGCTACATCGAAGGTCGGCGTGTGTTGGGCATGTTCTCGGCGCCCTGGTTGCAGCCCAAGATCGGGCGCCTGAATACCGGCCTGCGCGATCCGTGTTTTCACATTCGGGTTGCCGATGCCGCAGGCGTGGAAAAAACGCAGACGGTGCACATCGAATTGCCCGCACTAGACGGTGGCGGCGAGTACACCCTGACTCACCTGGAGCCGGCGGGCGATGGTCTGGTGGCCTTGTCTCTGAGGTTAAAAGCATGAGTGCCGTTCCGGTGACGCTGCAGCTTTCTGCCAACGATGTGCAGGCCTTTGAACAGCTGGCCAAGGTGATGCCCAAGGCCGTTGCCGCGGCGCAACGACGGGCGATCAACAAAACGTTGGGCTGGTTGGCCA